TGTGCTAGACCCTGTAGGTACTGCAAGGTAGTAAGCGTTGTCATACACCACACCACACGCTTTGTCTGCTGCTGCGTAATTAACCTCATCAAATTGATCTTGTATTGGTCTGGTCATGGGTATGGTTTCGCCACTTATTTTTGAAATTGCGACCCCGATTCCTTTTGCTGGATCTTGCCCAGGTGACAAGACGATGACCCCATTGTCTGACAGGAAGAATGTTTGTGGGCCAGACTGTGCGATTGATTTACGTGCCACACAACCATGCTGTCTTGTTATCTCGTAGGTATTAGCTGCGGAGGTAGTCGCAATGTTGTTAATCATATGAATGCTGTTACGCATAAACACGATTAACTGATCTTCTTGGTATGGGAAAAAGCCTACAAGAAAATCTGCACTTCCTTTATTGATTCTAAATTGTGAGTCAGCAGCGTAGTAATTATCTGTGTCTAACAAGTCAGACATGATAATAGAATAGTTACTATCTGTGGGTTGTGGGATGATCAAGCGATTGCGAAAGAATACACCATAATCTGTATTTGGACATTGTATGCGTCCAGCACCAGGGCTTCCATTTGCTTTGACTACAAAGTCTGTAGGACTGCTATAATTGCCATCCCATTCAAGTGGAGTCTTATCCTTGCCACGAAATAAAATCAGCTTCTGAAGTGACTGTACAAAGCTCGCCCCATCTGCTTCTGCGACTATTTCACCACCTGGATAATCTATAGCGATACCAGAGTTGTTTGCATCATTCCAAATGATTGCTTTTGTCTTGGTTGCCACCACTACAAACTCTGTGCCTGTCGCTGGGTCACTAAACAAAGTGCTGGCAAACACACGCTCATCTGATCCGTTGTAGGTAAGTGTTACACTACCTGCTAAGAAATCTATACCTTTGCGTACCTCTGCAAGGTCACCAATCAAGCGCATATTCTCGCTTGTCTGTACAAAGCCCGGTTCTAAACTTGTTGCTTCTTGGTAGCTATCAATACCACGAAATCCACGATCTCCATCCTGAAGAACTTGGTCATCCAATCTGCCTGATGTACGATAACGTGCCATTACTTTTTCNTAATTTCTTGGTAGAGTTTTATGCACATGTAGACCAAGGTTACTGCACCAACTGCAATGCCAAGGAATGTATCAATTGTTGANAACCCAAAGGTTGCTGCTGTACCTGACATGCCTAAAACTGAAACTCGATCAACCATCATCTACGGCCTCCTGGTGTAAAGTAAAATCCTATGATTAGTGGTAGCACTACTGTTGCCTCGAAGAGTGCGATATGTCCTGTTGTAACAACCAAAGGGGCTTGCTCTGCTGGAAAACTGAGGAGTCCGAATAGAAATTCTTTCCTCCCCTCTCCTGTAATGTTTGTTGTACTGACGAGCGGAACTGAGGGGTAGATGGTGGTGATACAGGTAATGAACGAGAGTGTGAACATCCCAATAAGAGCCAAGCATGCGCCTAGTAGCACGAGTAAAAGCTCCACTAGCACCATTATTGAGTGATGCCTGGAACTGCATAGCAAATTCATTATTCCTACATTCCCTTGCCATCTCCATTTCATGCTTCTGCGAACGAGCATCTGTAATCGCACCAAACACGCCTTTAAGAATACTTCCCATTGCCGCAGAACCACCTCCCGTAAGAAATAATGTAAGTANCTCAAACATTTCATTTAGCCTCCATCTTCTCGAATAACTTCTTTATATCCTCACGCCTATCCTCGGATAATTTATTCAAATGATTAACTTCTTTTATTTGCCCGGCAGCAGATATTTCCACTTGGCGAAGTCGGTCTTTCATATCGTCAATCTCCCACTTATTACGCTTGATGAAAAATGCGAGTATGGAAAGTGCAACTCCAAGACCAGCGAACATATAATGGCTAACTTCCATGTCACCTTGCTCCCCCGTACCTTAACTGCTCAAGTAATTCGTCTTGTTTTAATGCTTGTTTCTCTAGGAATAAAAGTCTCATGTTCTGCTCGGCATCGTCAGGTAATGCACCTAACTCTCCCCTTGGCCATTTGACTCTGAACTCACTGTTCATATCGACCTCATGGTGCAACCTTACATTTTCGTTACGAAGGTCATCTATGTCTGATTTAATCGTAACAAAACTATATGTGGCAAGGGCCACGGCAGAAATAGTTTTCAACATGAAAGCAACATTGGCCTTCACAACTGAACTCTCGCCTATCGCATCTTTTTCGTCAGTAGACATTACTCGCCAGGAGGATTAGGGTCAGTCCATTCGTCAGTTGCTAATATAGATATAATTTCAGAGTGTGTGTATTGCGTTTTACCTTCCAAGAATGATGGTGTTGTATCCGAATCAAATTTTACGAAAGTTTTAGTGCCATCGAGGGAGTATCTGATAGTATTAGCACTTGTCTCATCCACTTGGTCAAAATTAACGGAGTCTACTTCGTCCGAATTTATTATTACATATTTTCTGCTCATAATTTATTAAGATGGTACTGTGGTTGAGTACGTTGGGCCGTTGGTTAGAGTGCCGTTGTTTCCACCATTTCCTTGGTCGGCTATGATAACGCCACTTGCACCATTAATATCACCCATTCTCCACCATCCCAAAGGACTTAAATTTAAACCATCAGTACCTAAATCATTAGGTACACCATCATTGTAAATGTCTCCTATATCGCCACCTGCGTCCTCACCTATCGATACCCCTCCGTCTGACAGAGCCGAGCCAAAGATTGCAGCTTCATCAATTAAACCACTAAAATATGAGTCAGGGGCGGAACTTACATAATTCCTTGCACCAATAAGAAGGTTGGCAGTATTGGTATAATCAGCTATTACACATCCGTGTGCGTTTAACTTTCTGTAAACTCCATCCAAATATAATTTCGCGTTTACCGAAGTGGCATTTTGTTGAACAGTTACGCAAAAATGATGCCAATTGGTGTCAGAAGTTTGTGCAAAACCACCAAGTGATCTTCGGTTGTTGGACTCATACCACATATAGACAGTGTTTGCGCTTATGTATGCAGTTACCGCATCATCACCCCCTTTTCGACTACCAAATAATGCACGCGTTCCTGTCGCAGAATCTTGCTTGTACCAAAGCGATATACTAAACGCACTTGCAAATGTCGATTGAAAAGGTGTTCCAAGGTTTAAATTATCATCACTACCATCAAAGCTTACGCTGTATTGGTTTGTGAATGGAGTACCACCAGATGTTCCACTACTAGTTGCAGACTTACCTCCACCTAGTCCAAGACCAAGTGATATGGTCGAACTTCCCATACTAAATGTTGTAGGCTATTACTGCACCACTTGTTAGGTCAATGCTTGTGAAGTTTCCGTAGAGTACAGTTCCAGCAGCAAGCTCAGTTGCATCTTGTCCTGTGCAAATATCATCTAAGTTTGTAATATTACTTGCCTGTGCTGCAAGTACAGTTGCTTCTGTTGCTTGGATCGCAAACCATTTGCCTGTGTGAACAGCAGTATCATTGATGTACTCGCCTCCATTTAGTCCTAAACCTCGATATTCTGATGCCATAATATTTGTTCCTTTTATGCCGAACTAACGGCAGTTGTTCCGTACGTAATTATTTGTAAAGGAGTTGATTGCCCCTCCTGTCTTTCGAGTTTGTCTAACTCGCTTTGTAAAATTGCTTCTGCTTGTTGGTAGATTACTTGTGCCTTGTCACCCTGCCCGTCTGACTGCAACCAATCGCCCATTGCCCCCACCACCGCATATTCGCTAAATACATATGGAAAGTCACTAGCTCCACTTGCATACTCTGGGAATGGCGCGCGGTAATACACCCATACAGGTGCGGTAGAATTATGGTCTGGCAATATTGCTTCTCCATACTCGCTTGCACCTGTCACATATACATTCTTGTATGCAATATCACTTGCATTGCCATCCAATGGATCATGGTCAGTGACCCGGAATATCTCGCTTATGGTTGTGCCAAAGTCCAAGTAGCTTAACATGCTTGCCGTTGCAGTTGCACCGCTTCCACTACCACCACTTATTGCAACTGTGGGTGTGCCTGTATATCCTGTGCCATTGTTGGTCACTGCAATTCCATTAACTTCTCCATCTGCATTAATGGTTGCAGTAGCTGCTGCACTTGAGCCTCCTCCACCACTAAAGCTAACGCTTGGTGCAGATGTATAGCTTGCTCCTCCACTACCTACTTGTACGCTTCGTACACGCACATCTGGTATGACTTGCGATATACGGGATACAAATGGCCATGCAGTGCGATCCCAGGCTAACTTGCCAAAACGATTAAAGCTGCGTACAGCTGCGGTTGTTTCAGCAGTAAGGAAAGAATCCACGCCAACCATACTTACTAGGTTGGTCAACATGGTGCTTACTGCTGCTCTTCTCATGCGAAGCTTGGTTTAGTAAAACCTCCTTGTACAAAGGTCTTCTTTGAAAATGATTTGGCTTTGAGATGTGGGTTGTCACGAAAGAACTCATTCGT